CAAGAATGAGGTTATGGGAGTAACCCTCAAGAATGATCCTCAGAAGGCAAGGGGGAAAAGGGGAGCTTATCTTATTTGGGAAGAGATGGGTAAGTTCCCCAACATCCTTACAGCTTGGCAAATTGCTAGACCATCAGTGGAAGACGGTAACTTTGCTTTTGGAACTATGGTTGCTTATGGTACTGGAGGTACAGACGGGGCAGACTTTAGAGGAGCAGAAGAAATGTTTTATTCTCCTAATGGATATAACATTAAGCACCTTATTAACGTATTTGATAAAAACACTAATGGAAAATCAATCTGCGCATTCTTCTTCCCAGAGTACCTTAACAGAACAGGATGCTATGACAGTAACGGAAACTCTGACGTTATTAAAGCACTGGCAGAAATCTTCATCAATAGAGATAAAATTAAGAAAGGAGCTTCAGACCCAAATGCTATTGTACAAGAAAAAGCAGAAAGGCCAATTACCCCTCAAGAAGCTATCATGCGGAAAGAGGGTTCTATCTTCCCTGTTGGAGATCTCAAAGATTATTTGGCAGAGATTATGCCACATAAAGAAAAGTTTGTGAGTGGGCATTGGGTAGGAAGATTAGGTCTCACTGGAGATGGGGGAGTTAGTTGGAAGATTGAGAGTGGGTTATTTCCACAAAGAGATTACCCATTAAAAGATAATAAAAATAAAGAAGGAGCACTTGAGATATTTGAAATGCCGTATAAAGATAACTCAGGGAAAGTACCCCATGGATTATATATAGCAGGCATTGACCCTATAGATGATGATGAAAGCTCTACTAATTCTCTATACTCAATCTTTGTAATGAATTTACTTACTGATAGAATAGTGGCTGAGTATACTGGAAGAACTTTTGATGCCACTGATTGTTATGAACTCACACGTAGAGTATTGTTATTTTATAATGCTCAAGCATTATATGAGAATGATAAGAAAGGATTATATGCTTATTTTAAAAATAAAAACTGTTTACATCTCTTAGCGGATACTCCTGAAATTCTCAGAGACATGGACATTGGAACTATAAGTAAGATAGGTAATAAAAGTAAAGGAGTTAATTCTAGTACCAAAGTAAATGCTTGGGGAAGAAGACTACAGGCACAATGGATGCTTAAAGAAGCTTATGCACAGACAGAAGAGGAGGAAGAAAATCCTGTTCTTAATATGCATAAGATAAGGAGCATAGGATATATTAAAGAGGCAATAGCCTGGAATCCAGATATAAATGCTGATAGAGTATCTGCAATGGGAGTATTAATGATACTTCATGCAGACCGTGAAAAGCAGGACTTTGATAAAATAGATGTTGAAGAAGAAAATTTAGCTACAGACCCCTTTTGGGATAGGGCTTTTAATAAAAATAGCTATACAATAGAAAAAAATGGGCAGATCTTTGGAGCAAAACAGTTGCCAAAATGGTGATGGAATGCTATAATTGTAATTGCCCTTAAAAGAATTAATACATGTCATCAAGCACTAGAACATTACATTTTCCGTCTCAGAAAATATCAAGAGCAAAGAAAACTGAAAAATGGGCCAAAGAATGTATAGAAGCTGGAGAAGATCTAGCTATCTTTCGTAATACAGGAATTAGGGAAAGTTATCGTAACAAACTTATTAATTATAATCTAGCTAATGATATCTTAGACACTACAGATATTGAGCAGATATGTAATCCATTAGGACTCAAAAATGCTAATTTTCCTGCAACAATGCAGAATTATCCTATTGCTAATCCTAAGATTGATCTATTAATTGGAGAAGAGCGTAAAAGAAAATTTGATTGGCATGTAAGAGTAGTAAATGATGATGCTATTACTGATAAAGAAAATGAAAAGAAGTCTCAAATTTTCCAATTTATTCAGCAAAAAGTAGCTGCAAAGGAATTAGACGAGGAGCAAACTAAACAAGAATTAGGCAAACTAAATAAGTATCTTAATTATGAATGGCAGGACATGCATGAGAGAACTGCTTCTATGATACTTACTTATATGTACAAAACTCTAAACCTTAAAGATGCTTTTTCTAGAGGTTTTGAAGATGCACTTATATCAGGAGAAGAAATATATTGCTCAGAAATAATAGGAGGAGAGCCTGTTTTAAGAAGAGTAAATCCATTAAACCTACATACAATAAGAAGTGGTGAAAGTCCTTGGGTACAAGATTCAGATATTATTGTAGAAGATGGCTATTATGCTCCAGGGCAAGTAAAAGATATGTTCTATGATTGGTTAACTGATCGCCAAATGAAATTAATAGATCAGGGGACTGCTTCTGATGACAGTGATGAATTTATTACTATCGGAGAAAAAGAACAATCTATAGTTATTGATGGAATAGTAGAAGGTTTCGATAATACAACAAAACCTTACGGAGAGTATTATGATACAGAAGGTAACATTAGAGTAACAAGGGTACTTTGGAGATCAATGAAAAAAGTAGGAAAATTAACCTATTACGATGAACAAGGTCAACAACAAGAAGTTATAGTTAGTGAAGAATATAAAATCAATAAAGACTTAGGGGAAAGTATTAAATGGTTATGGGTTGGAGAATGGTGGGAAGGCACCAGACTAGGTAAAGATATTTATACTAAAATTCAAGCAAGACCAGTACAGTTTAGGTCTATGACTAATCTATCTAAATGTGGTAGTGGTTATGTAGGACTAGCGTACAATATTAATTCATCTAAGGCAAAATCGTTGATGGATAGAATGAAACCTTATCAATATCTATACAACATATTTATGTACAGAACTGAGCTGGCCTTTGCTAAAGCTAAAGGTAGAATAGCCACTCTTGATTTAGCACAGGTGCCTGATGGTTGGGAACTTGATAAATGGATGTATTATGCGGAGGTTAATGGCTGGGCAGTAAAAGATTCTTTTAAAGAAGTACGTAAAGGTGCTGCACAAGGAAAACTAGCTGGACAAATGGCTACTTCTGCAGATACTATTAATCTTGAACTAGGTAACTATATACAACAACATATTATGATGTTGCAATTTATAGAAGCTCAATTAGGAAAAATATCTGGAGTATCTGATCAAAGACAAGGACAAATAGAGAATAGAGAACTAGTAGGTAATGTAGAAAGATCGGTTACACAAAGTTCACACATTACTGAAAAATGGTTTAGTCTACATTCTAATGTAAAAGTCAAAGCTCTTGAAATATTATTAGAAACTGCTAAACATGCCTGGAAAGGAGAAAAAGATAAAAGAGTACAATATGTACTTGATGATATGTCTACATCTATGCTTAAACTTCAGGGAGAAGAATTTAATAGTTGTGATTATGGTATAGTTGTTACTGATGGAAGTGCTGATGCTGAATTACTGGCTTCTATGAAACAACTTGCACACGCAGGTATACAGAATGATAAGCTTAATTTCTCTCAATTAATGGATATATATCTTACTCCATCTATGTCTAGCATGCGTAGAAAACTTGAGAATGCAGAGCAAGAAAAAGAAAAGCAGATGCAAGAGCAACAAGCTCAGCAACAAAAAATGCAGCAAGAGCAACTACAAGCTCAGTCACAAGAAAACCAAGCTGCAAGAGAATTTGAAATAAATAAAATAAATCTTGAATACGAACATAAGAAAGAAATAGAACTACTTAAGATACAAGGTAAAGAAGGGGAAAAATCTGTAGACTTAGACAGAGATGGAATTCCTGACCAAATAGAAGTAGCTAGATTACAAGCTGAAGATAGTATTAAAAGAGAAGAAATAGCATCTAAAGAAAGATTGGAACAAGAAAAACTAGAACATGATTCTAAAGAAGCAGAAAAAGATAGACAAAATAAACTAGAGCTGGAAAGAATAAAAATAAGAAATAGGCCAAAAGCTGTAGTAAAATAAAAAAGCTATAAGAATCTAATATTTTTTGTTAGATTTAAAAACAAATTTTTGGGAATATAAGTATAAATTAAGATAATTGTAAATTAAATAATAAATAAAAAATGGGAGAAGAATTATTTGATGTAAATTTAAATTCACTTGATATGCAGGAAGAAGCTATTGATGTGTCTGAATTTACACAACCTGCTGTGGAGGATACTCCTGCAGAGGATAAAATAGAATTAGAAGATTCTACTGAAGAGACAACTGAAGAAGTTGTTAATAAAGAAACTAAAGAGACTAAAGAGGAGAAGAAGGAAGATCTTATAGATATTCCTCAAGGAGAAATTAATGATACTACAGATTCAGAGGATAAAATAGAAACCCCGAATAATGAAGCAGACTCTTCTCCTATTCTTCCATTTGCCTCTCTTCTTCAAGAAAAGGGGTTTCTACCTCATCTGGATATGGATGAGTTCTCTAATGAAGAAGACCAAATTGATGCATTAACTAGTGCTATAAGAAATGAAATTTCTATTGCAAATGAAGGTTTTATTAATTCTTTTCCTAAAGAATTACTTGATATGGCCAGAGCAGTAGCTAATGGAGTTCCTATGTCTCAGCTTAGAGATAACAAACTGCAAGAACTTGAGTATTCTAGTATTAATGAAAATAGACTAACTGAAGATACTAATCTTCAGAAAAGACTTATAGTAGATTTTCTAAAAGAAAAAGGATTTAAAGATGCTAAAATTAAAAGAGAGCTTACTAGATATGAAGATGCTGAAGAACTTGAAACTGAAGCTAAAGATGCTTTGGAAGAACTTAAAAATATTTCTAGAGAAAAGCAAGAGTACGCTAAGCAAGAGTATGCAGAACGTCAAAAGCAACTGGAAGCTCAGAATAAACAACTTCTTGGAAACATACAAAATAGTATTGAAACTACTGAAGAGATTATTCCCGGATTAAAAATGAATAAAACTGTAAAAGATAATATCTACGCTACAATGACACAGATTGTTGATCAAGATTCTAATGGCACTCCTATGAATGGGATTATGGCTGCTAGGGCTCAAGATCCAGTTGCCTTTGATACCGTAGTCTCTTATCTTATAAATATCACAAGCAAAAATGGTAAGCCATTTACTGATTGGGGTAAGTTAGGAAAAGTAGCAAAAACTAACGCAGCTAAAGACTTAGAGAGGGCCCTTCAAAAAGGAACTCCTATTATAGGGAAACCTAAAACC